TCCGATCTCTGGGACGATCGCGATGTCCCCCTGACGCGCTACGCGGTGCGGCTGCTCAAACTGCTGCCGACAGGCGCCACGCCTGCGTTCGGGCTGGAGTCCGGTTCTCGCGATGCGCTGTTCCGCAAGGCGCGCAAGGCAGCGCAGATTCCTGACCTTCACTTTCACGACAGCCGGGCCGAGGCGATCTGGCGGCTATCGAAGAAACTGGACGTGTTGCAACTCGCGCGCATGGTCGGGCACCGGGATCTGAAATCGCTTCAGCTTTACTACGCGGAGCCGGCCAGCGAGACGGCCAAGCTGCTCGGCTAGGCCGCCTTCTTGCCGCGGTGCTTCTCCATCCACTCGTCCACCTCGGACGCTTTCCACCGCGGCTGCCCGAATCCACCGGGCCGTGACGGCTTCGGGAAGTCTGGTAGCGGGGCGAGGCGCTCAAGCACGTACCTGCGTTCCTCGCTGATGCGTGCCGCTACGCCGGCCGCGTCCAGCCATATCGCGTGCGTGACGCGCTCGTCCAGCTTGTCTAGGATTGGATCGCTCATGCGGCCCCCGCGAACAGTTGTGTCGTCGGTGCGCGGTCTCTCGCCGCCGCGTTCAGCCATAGAGACTCAACACGGTCTCGCGCACCGTCCGCATGCGCCGCTCGGTCGACGCGATGCCAGCCCGCGAAAATGCCGTCGTAGAGTTCGCAGCGATACCCCGAGACAATCACCATGCCCGACATTGTATTCAGCGCCGCCGCTAACTCAGCGTGCGCCGCATCATCCATCTCATGTCTGTAAGCCTTCCGAGTGACGGTGCCGCGCACCTTCTCGCTTCGGGTTGTATGGACATATGGCGGGTCGCAGTAGTGCAGGGTATCCGTGGCGTCATGGTGCCGCATGCACGCAACCGCGTCGCGCTGCTCGATGACGACGCCGCGGAGGCGGTCGACTGTGCGCGCGAGGCATTCTGGATAGTTGCGCCAGTCGTGCGCCGGCGTTGTCCCGCTACGATTGCTGTTGCTGCGAAACCCACTCGTCTCTCCGCATGCCGCGGCCGATCCGAACCCAGCGAAGGAACGAAACACGGTGCGTCTTGCTTGCTCCAGCGGATCGCCGGCAGGCTCATAGCTCTGCTTGAACTCGCTACGCGCGAACGGAGTAAGTTCCAGCGCACGCACTAGCTCGGCTCCGCGCTCGCGTGCAACGGTGAAGACATTGACGATCTCTCCGTCAAGGTCGTTGTAAATCTCGCCGTAGGCCACGGGCTTGCGCAGCAGCACAGACCCGCCGCCGCCGAACGGCTCGACGTAGACGCGATGCAGCGGCATGTGCGAAATGATCCACGGCGCTAGCTTCCACTTGCCGCCATGATATCGAACGATCGGACGAGTAACGCTCACCGCCCACCCTCCAGCGTCAGTAGATCGGATGCGGTCATGCCGTCTCTTCGAGTGTGAAATCCTCGTCGCAATGTGGGCAGCGGATTTTCTGTCCCTTGATCGCGATCTCGGATTTTCGAGCCAGACCGTCATCTCCAATTGTCAGGAACCAGCGGTCTTCGATGCTCTCGCCCTGCGCCAGCAATTGACCCTCCAGACCGAATGTTGGGAACGCCTTGCGCATCTCGCGAATGATCGCGTTGACCGATTCGACAAGGTAGTACGTCTTCTCTCCGCCGTTCCATTTCAAGCCGCCGAAATCTTTCGTTAGCTCAAGGTCAATGTATCCGGCGGTGTGGCGATCGGCGTGCCAATCCGGATGATCGCGCAAGTCCTCTCCGAGCATCGCGCTAAGCACGGCAAGCTGCGGCGCAGTGGCCTCCGACTTGAACCGAAGCTCACCCTTGAACGATGTGTTGTAGCCCACGATAGTCTCCTATAGATTGCACGAATCGACACTCACACCACCCCCTCTGCGCCCACGTCGGTATCGGCGCGGAGTGCGATCTTGAGTATCGGTGCGTAGCGATAGCACGTAGCCGGGAAGTCGGCACCGTATTCAGCGCATGAACACGACTCCCCGCACCGCTCTTGCATCACGGTCGGAATCAACAGCCCGTGCTTGACGCCGAAGTCCTGTAGGTCGTCACCGCCTTCCTTTTCCCAGAACCCACGCAGGACATCGCGAGCAAACGCACGCAGTTGTTCCTTCTCCGCCTCCAACGCGCTGACCCTCTCGGTTAGGGTGGTGAGGATTTCCGGCAGATCGATATCGACCCATGCGATTGCCTCGCCGAGGACATCCATTGCGGGCCGGCCACCGCACTCAAAGTCCAGGTTTCCGAACATGCCGATGGCTTTCAGTAGCGGGCCGATCGGCGGGACTTCTTCCCTCTCGCTCGCATCCATCAGGCGTCTCCGGTTGGATTCTTGCTGGCATAGGTTGCATGCATCTGTTCGTGCAGCGCCTCTCGTCCGTGCGTGAGTTGCAGGCGGTTGATCGCTGATAGCAGCATCGCTCGCTCGGCACGGATGCTGTACTCGACAAAGCGGAAATCGCTGGCGTGGTCAAGCTCATAACGGGCCGGGTCTCGGCCACGCTCGATGGTGACCGTCGCTTGGTGCGCGTACAGCAGCCCCCACTTCGCCGGCAAGTCTTCGGCGCGAATGATTCCGGGTGGGCACATGAAGTAGCGGAACTGACCCATGCCACCCTCTGGATACCGTCGAAACGATTTCCTACGATCGGCGAAGAAATCAGCGCGGGATGTCTTGCACTCGATGAGGTGGGACTCATCAAACGTGCCGCGCCAGCCGATGGCATCTGGGATTTCACCTTGGCAAGTGAACTCGGTCAGCACTACCTTGCAGCCTTTCGCACGCAGCCACTTCACCGCGCGCTTGCATAGCACGGAATGCACTGATTCATCACGGACCGCAGCAACCGGTTGCGCAACTACCTGCTGAATGTCGATGACAGCCATTACTCCCCATCCCCCTCTGCAATCACAGGCTGCGGATCGCACCCCGGTAAGACCGTTCCTTCGGCGTCCCATGGGTGCGGGGTGCAGTCGGGTGATTGCTGGGTGGAATGGCGGGCGTAGGCGTACTCGATGCGCGATGTTCCAAGTTGCTCCAGCGTGATGTCGTCAGCCGTTGGCATGCCTTCGGTCGCAACGTCAATCCACGATGCGCCGATGCGCGAAAGTGTCGGGTGCGTGTATCCGCCCGGATCATTGCAGACCCAGAGCCAAGCTACAGGACGATCCCGCTCAGCCGTGTCGGTGGTCATGTCAGTATCCGAATTGTTCACGGGTTTCTCCGGGCCACAGTTGGCCGGGCAGTGGTTCTTTCCTGTAGCCATCGCATTCGTGATCACACAGATACATGCCGAATGGAACACTACGGCCGATAGGCGCCTTGCGATGGCCGCAAACGACGCAGTACACGGCAACACCAATTTCGTCCATCACCCCACCCCGCGCGACTCTGCGCTGGTGGGCGGAGGGGGCGCTGCGCCCGGCGTGTTTACGCGAAGGATGTCGTGGATAGCGTCGTGGAGAACGCCATCATCGCCAAGCTCGGTTATCTCTGGGTACGCGAGACGCAGGTCATTGCATACTTGGTGAGCGCGTTGGGCGCGTTGCTTCATCTCCCATAACGCGTTCTGTTGCGCAGCCACGCACTCCGCAGGTACGGCGGCTGGTTGTGCGGCTGTGGGTGGCTGGGAGGAACGGGCGCGTTCGGCGGCTGCACGATGCCACTGGTTTTGATTCCATTCCGGCAACAGATTGAACGGGCAGCGCACGGCGTCCTTCGTGTTCGGATAGTTGGCTTCGTACATGATCTGCCCATCGCTCATTGCATCCGTCACCGCCTGCGCTGGTTGTGCATCGGACGGGGCGGATAGGGCGACAGCGGCTTCGTATTTTTCGCGGTAGTACTTGCCGAAAAATTCGTTAGCCACACCGGATGCGCGCATGTGACCGTCCTCATGGACAGCCCTCAACATCGCGTTGAAGTCACCGGGCGCACGGCGGAACTCGTCACACTGCTGATCGCTGAGCGGCATATACGTACTTGAAGCGACCAGATCACCAACCCCGCTTGCGGGCGCAACGGCAGGTGCGGCGGCGGGGAGGGATTCGAGGGCGGCGCGTGCGTAGGTTCTGGCCTCGGATTGTTTCAGGCTGTTGCCGCCGTCCACCCATGGGTATTGCTTCAAATCACCGGATGGCGTGAATTGCCAGTGCTCGTAGATCGCCTTCGCTGCAATCTCGATAGCATCCTCATCCCCAATCCGGGGATCACCGGGGGTGGGGTTTGTGTGTTCGTATGCCGCGCGATGCCACATCTCGGCCGACTTCACGACGACATGGCCGGAAATTTCGATCCCAATTCCGCCGGCCAGCGTAACGAAGACTCGATACCCGTCTCCATGCCATACGGTCTTGTCGGTGTTGGCTTTGCCGATCATGACTTCACCCCATCGTCGGCGTGTCCGCTACGGGCTGGGGGATGGGCGTTGCGAGCAGTGCAGATTGCGTGCGCGACTTCCGAATCTTCGGCCGATGCGACAACGTAACCATTGGCGTTGATGGTGAACTCGCTGCGACGCTCGTCATACTGGAATGACCACGGCGCTTTGTACTGCGCGGGGACGTGAGCCCATATATCAATGACCGCCTGCTCGGGCTTGGCGGCCGGGAGTGATTTGAGGACGCACTTGATATAGTCCCACGCATGCGGATCAGCATAGAACGGCTCGCCGACATCACCGCAGGCCGCTCGGCATTCCTCCATTCTCGCGACCGCTCGACACAAAGAAGCATCCTCAGCGGCCGCTTCCTTCAACGCAACATATTCCGCCCACGGAATGTTGACCCGCTCATTTGGCAATGCAGATACACCGCCCAACGTCACCCGCCCCGCACCCTGTTCGCGGGATTGGGAGAGGGCTTCGAGACGATCGGCTATGTGCGTGTAGGCATCGCCGATCGGTGCCGATGATCCCAATCGACGTGCCTGTCGCGCTTCCTCACGCAACTCCGAAACAATCGCAGAAATAGTGGCGACTTCGGTTGTCATGGCTGATCCTTGGCGAGTTCGGCGAGTAGTGCATCGGCAAACTGAACTGCGGTCTGCGCGCATGTACGCGGATATTCAGGACCGTCGACGCCGGTCACGAACCCCTGCATCGCCATTGCAGCGAACAACTCGCGCTTAGTCAGGCCGAACTGGCCGGGCCCGACGTTCGATGCGTAGGCTCCTTGGTTGCCGAGAGTCTTAGCGTCCATTTCCCGCCTCCTCCCCCGAACCGCGCGGATCGCGGGCGATGGCTACTGGCACCATCGCGCTTATTGATTGGAGTGCAGCCAGCATTCTTGGCGGCAACGGTTTGAATGCGCTGTCGTAAGCATCAGCAGCTTTTTCTGCATCTTCAATAGTCACAGGTCGATAATCCTTCGCATCCCTCAACGCGGTTTCGGCGAGGGGTGTGCGGGCAAGGTCGTACTCCAGAATCGCATCGACAATCAGGCGCTTTGTATCGTTGCGCTCGGCGTCGCTGTCCTCATCGAAGGAGGTGCGATTCAAAATCGTGTTTGCGGCCTCCTCCATTAATAGGTGATCGCTGCGCTTGCAGCGGGTATTCCACGTTGACTGCGGGTTTATGAAATCGTCATCGCTGAACACTACCCCGCACACAAAGCAGCCGACATGGTATGGAGGAACGTGTTGTCCACCGCTCCCAACTTCATCCGGCTTTAGCTTGGCCGCGCCGCCACAAAACGGACATGGTAAAAGTTCGATCGGCACTGCGTTCCCAGCGGGCGTGTTCAAGCTGCTCTCCCAAGTCGTTGTAGGTAGTTCGCCTCGAACATGGCTTGCGCGAATCCTGGTGGCGTTGCACTGCGCAGGTTCGCCCGCTCCTCGCTCGGCGGCATGGTGTGTATGCGGGTGTCCGTGGGATCGATCCGTTGCTTCTGCGGCATGACGAGTCCGTTGCCGGTCCACAGGCACGTCTTCTTCGGATAGGTGTCGCCCTCTCCGCCCGGGTATCCGGCGTAGTCGCAGGGATCGAACGTGTGATCCGCCTTGCGCCAGTAGGTGGAGATCGTGCTGACCGGGTTCTCGATGAAGTAGGGGACGCCGAGCGTTTCCAGGATGTCCGCGGAATGGGCGAACAGTTCGATGGCCTCAGCCAGCGCGAACAGCCCCTTGCCCTTGAACCAGCGCGCGCCAGAGACTGCCAGATCGGTGCATGGTGTAAACGCGCAGCCGAATACCCAATCGCGCTGTGGCGCTCTCCAGCGGCGTATGTCGGCACCCACGCGGATGACGTTGCCAACCCGTGCCTCACCCTTCGGATGCTGCGAGTCAACCGACCAGCACTCCACGCCGGCATCAGCCCAAGGCTTAGCCATCGTGTCGGTCAGGTTGAACAGGAACAGCGCGGATTTCACAATCTCATTCCCTCTCTCATCGTGACAGTGGCGCGGGGGTTAGGCGGATGCTTTGGCGAGGGCTGCGCATACGGCGTGCCAATCGCTCGTAGGAATGCGACCGCCGGCCTCTACCGCAGCTGCTAATCCGCGCAGCGCCGCAACAAGATCGTCATGCGCATTGCAGGCGCGAACGATGAAGTCGCGCGTCTCTTCCCAATTCGGGCAATTACTCACTTGCATCGTGCAGATGTTGTCGAAGGTCGGCCGATCAGCCCGAATCACTGTGCCAAAGGTTGTCCACGGCGTCTGCGTATGCATGCCCATCTCCAAAACCTCCAATGGTGTGAGTGGCGATTTGGGGGCGCTTACGCTGCGTACGATGACAACAGCAGGCCCCCGCGATTATCAATCCGAGTGGTTGAGCGTCAGGCCCATGTAGCAGCTAGGACCGGCGCAGCCGAGAGCATCGACAGGAACAGGCTGGTTGAACCTGACCATGATGTAGAACCTCTGACCCGGCACGAGCCTAAAGTCGAAGTTGGAGACGGGGCTGTGCATCAGCTTCGCTGCCACCCCACCAGGACCTACACGCATACGTGTCTTGCCCGCAGCAAAGTCGCCGAGATTGGCACTCACACAGCAATCAATGAACGGTCCCGGCATCGTCTCGCTGTGATAGAGCGACAACGACAGACTGGGAGGAATATCGAGAGGGACAACATCCGAAAAGCCAAACCATCCAGTCTTGGGAACGTTGTAGAACAGCGGATGGGAGCCCTGCGCATAAGGGAACGGCTGCAACGGGCTCGTAGCGTTGATACGCCCGAACACGGGCTTCATGTCCGTGGTGTCAACGTTGTTGACGTTCTGCCCGTTCCCGTAGTTGTACGAGAGGTTCAGGCGAGTGATGCGGCCAGGGGGGACAGGGGGCGGTGGGTCGCTGGGACAAGCTCCGGCTACGGAGTTGGTGACGCTCAGGAAAGCACCGGGAACAGAGCCTTGGACATTGCCACAGACTGTTACGCCGTCTACAGTGATGGTTCTACGGGATGTAGTTGTCATGAGGTGTTGCTTGTCTCCTTTTGTTAGCTCCCCTGTCGGGGATGAGTGCAGTCGAAAAGAAGACTGCGCGTGTTGCATGTAGCGTGTTCTGTGCAGTCTCTCCTGCTGTCACTAGTTGAACTGTTCTGTGCGCAATTCTCGTCGCTCGTCTAGTCGTCACGCTCGCTTGGAGGGTGTGGCGGTTAGCAACTTCCGCCGCTGTCTGTCTATGCAGCGCATTCCGAAGATTTCAGCTACTACGCTCCCGCGCCCTAGTTTCTTCGCACACCCGTAGAACTCAAATGGCCTCGTAGTCAACCAACTCTGCAATCTTCTGGAGGGTGCTATAATCTTTCACGCACCTAATCGCGTCTGCGATCTTCCCAGCGTGCGTGTTCACCCATTCATATCGATCGACTTCCTCCCGAGTAGCAAAGACGCCCCACGGCAACTCTCCCTTCTTCGGAAGTTTGGTGGTGTGATAGGACGGACCCATGATCCAAGATCGGGAAGTCTCGCCGATGATCTCTCGTTCTTGCCACTCGCGTTTGTGTTGTCGGCCAAGAGAAGCCCACACTTTGTCACCGACTTTCATAGCAGCGCTATCCCAAGCAGCGAAGCGCCTACTAAAACCAAGATACCTACCAACTGGTAGAGGAGTTTCATTGGGCTCCCTGCGGGATGAGCGAGACGGACAGGTCTATGTCAAGCGAAGAGCCGCTGTCTGTCTGCGCATCGCTGGAGACTCCCCCAGAGGCCGAATGCTTCGGCCGATCAGAACAGATGGAGTTGTACCACTTGCGCTCACGGTGGCCGAGTTCAATACGACACTCGCCGTCAACCTTACCAATAGCCAGCCTTGCTTCATAACAAACGCTGGCGATCCGTTGGTCATACTCGTCGCCCTTGCGGCGCGCGGCCTCAACACTGAAGATGAGTGAGTTTGCCTGTTCCAGCGCGGCTAACTGTTCACGCGGTGTCATTCGTGTCTCCCACTGTTTCTTGTTTCGGCCTGTACAGTATCTATCGCTCCGCTGCATAGCGTGGGCAACAGGAGGAAGTGATTCAAAGCTCCTAAGCTCTGTATCTTTGCTTTAATCATTTGATTTTAATAGGCTTTTAACATGGCTCTTAAAGAGCCTTAAGGAGTATTGTACCAAAGCCTACACAACCAGTATGACATGCTAGTGTTCTACTGTCAACTGTTGGTTTCTCTTCGATGAGTAGAATGAGAAGAGTGTCACAGTTCTATTTGGTAATCACTTCTGCTCATCTTTTTTCCTTGTGATAAGAGCCTCGCATACCGGACACCATTGGTACTGCGCGACACGCGCGGCAAGGGCACAAGCCGGACACGTTCCCAAATAGGCCAGTATGCCATCCCACGGCCCTTTCTTCACCTCAATAGCGTTTTCATTTCGACTCATGTGGCTCTCCGGCGTCGCGTCCTGAATGTCTCGTCTGTCCACGTTGCTTGTCTCCTGTTCTATGCATCAATCTATGCATCGTAAGAGCTATCCGACTGATCCTCTTGTGATTGTCCTTCACAGTCCCATTCAGCGTAGCGACAACCAAAAGCCCCAACACAGCGCCCTTCCATCACGAAGGCAAAGGCGCTGTAGTAGAACGTCTATTCGGTCACTCTACGTTTACGAGATGCTATCAATTCCTTCTCGGTGGGTTTCCGGAGCAGCTCGGCCCATGTATCAACACCTGCGTGAAGCCGATCTAGAACAATCGTCTCCTGAGTCCCTGCTTCCTTTGCTCTCCTTGTAACCTCCCCGCGAGTAACACTCTGCCCTGCCACGATGTAGTTCTGTTGTACCCTGAAAACCAGTACCCCCTCTTTGGATGACTTCAAAGAGACCTTCACGTTCAGGCGCTTGGCCTGCGCGTACACTTTCGTGGACACATCCTTGAGTTCCACGTTCTTAAGCAGCAAAGCGTCCCCAACCAACTCCCCATTGATCTCTTTAGCTATCTGGAGATTTCCTAGAGGTAACGTTGATGCGGCTGCTCGATGTGGAGCTTTGGCGTTTCTCTTGATTGTGTAGTCCATTGTCGCTGTTCCCTCGTTGTCTGATGTTGCGAGCACCATACTACCACGTAGGGTAAAAACAACACCCGTCTACAAGACTGGAGGTGTCTGTAATGGCTGACAAGCCCTGAGAGCCCGTAGGAACCTTCCAATGCCGGAGACATTCACCCTCCAGTGGGCCGGAGTGTCGTCTGCCTCCTCGAATGCCAGCTCCAGGGCATTTCCAGCTTGTATCAATTCTGCAACTCGGAGCGTAGCGCGTGCCATATCGACCTCCCAGTCGTAAGAGCTTCCCTCTCTATCCTCCTGCACCATCCTCCCGAATCGGGTCATGACGGACAGGACATCCATTGGGGTGCGGCCTTTGTGCTGTTTCTCGTTCACGGTGTCTCCTTACTCTTTCAGGAAATAAGGATAGGTTGTGTTCAGGTAACTAAATATGAACAGATTGTGTGTTTGGGTGTCGCTTTGCTGTTTCTTACGCAATGATAGTTGCTTGTCCTCCTGTGTAGCACTGTAGATGCCTCTGTGGCTGCGTAGAACGCTCTACAAGGCGATCTCTTGATTTAGAGCATACCGTGGCACTCTAGAACTAGAGAACGCCTTAGACAGCGGCCTAGGCTGTTTTAGAGGGGCCTGGTCTAAACGTCTCAGCGTCCTCAATTTCGGCGGCTTTTAAAACACGATAGACGACCTCACCCATTGGTTGAATGCGCGGGGTGCTGAAAATGCCCCACTCTTTTGCGCAGTCGGCAATATCGTTGTTCGTGATCCCGTCGCCTCTGTCGTTTGATTCCCAGCGCTTCTTAAACTGATCTTTAGTCACGATATTTTCTCCGCTGTTTTGGGCTCTACGTCCTCTCGTTGACACTGAGGGCATGTGTCAGAAGCTACAGCCGTCCAATTCCCTGCCCAGCAGGCTCCACAGGAGCACTCGTAGGACAGCAGGTAGGTGGCAGACTTGTATTTGAAGCTCATTTGGGTGTCTCCCCTTCTGGGGACGGATAGCGCAGGTCGATGATCTCGTTCTTCAGCTCGTCTACTAGCTGGCTCAGCGCCTTACACCACGCGAACATTTCATCATCGAACGGACCCTGCCAGTGGTGGAACTTGCCGGGATGGTCAATGAGCCGCCAGTACCAGCGACCCGAGTTAAGCGGGAGCTGCGCTGTGTCGGGCCTCATACAGCCCCCTTCGCAATCATGATGACGGCAACAGTTAGCCAGGCGATCAGGCGATTCATGCTGCCATGTCCCCAGCGGTAACGACTTCCCAAAGATCGGTAGAAGGCGCTGCGCTGTGTACTACGCCAAGCGTGCTCATTTCGATGCTCTCGCAGCGCAGGCATTCGTGGATGATCTCTTTCAGCCGATGGTCAATACGCGGCTTGGAGCGATGCGGGCAATTGGCTGGGCACTTGTTCATGCTGCACCGGCCTTACGGGACAGCGCCCGCAGATACTTCCGACCAGCAGCCGTCGCAATACAGCCGAAGTACGGCTGCTGCATGTGACCAGGCGGTTTGTCCATCGCCGGAACGATGTCGAGAAGATCAGGCGCTTTCTTCTGGATTGAGCGGAGCCGGCCAGCATTGGCGTAGCCCCACACGTCTGCGCCTTTCACCACTCCGCGCAGCTCGGCGATTTCCTCGACGGTGAGAGTCACGGCGCTCATGCCTGCGCCCTCGCCATTGCGTCTGCGTTGTGCTCTGCCAAGGCTTTGGCTAGGCGCGCATCCTGCGCAGCGGAGCGGGTCACAAAAAGATTGTGACTACGGATGTAAAGCTGATTGCGTAGGGACATGCGTTTCATTTGGCAGCTCCTTCGGATGCGTCCTGCACCCATCGAGCGCCTACCTCCTCAAACCTCGCACCGTCCGCACCTTCGCTATCGGTGATCTCGCCTGCGAAGTCGCCGTCTATCCACAGGTGCGCGGGGCGGTCCCCGAAGAACAACGAAGCGCCGTGCTTGTCCACCAACACAGCCAGATCAACTAGAAAAGCCTCTGTCTTGTACATGTCTCTTGTCTCCTGTTACGTGTGTGGTGTTGCGTGTTCAGCGTGTAGCGGCTGACAGAGCCTTTTCAGGTGCTACGCATTGAAGCGAAGCGGAAAGCCCCCAAAAAGGCTCAAGCAGAAGCTATAGGGGATTAGCGTGTCCAGTAGGCCACGCAGGAAAACTCAACGGACGTGTAGTCCATCTGGAGTTCACGCGCTGCCTGTTCCCAATCGATGCAGGTAAAGGGCCACACATCGCAACCGGCAGGAGTGCCCAATTCCTCGCAAAGCTCTTGCGTGTAGGACTGGAAGTAACTGTCCCGTATGAGCGTGACCGGATACCAATCGCCTTCCCACTGCTCATCTCCACCGTTGCCCTTGCACTCTTCTAGCAAGGCTTCAAGCTCTTGTAGCTCGGCGAAGAGCGTGTCTTGGTCCGCGTTGCTGTCTTCTCCGAGGTCTACGGGACCGGATTCGCGGAGCTGGCGGAGGTGCTCAACGCGCTCGATAACGTCGCGGAGGTCGATTACATCGTCTGTGTTGCTGATCGTTGCCATGTTGCGTGTCCTCGGTTGTAACGTGTTGCGATGGGAAACATGGCCGTTAGGCCAGCTACCAAAAGCTATTCGCCCTCGTTATGCATTCGGCACAGAGAGCGAGCGGCGTACAAGTCGGTGACACTCTCGACCACTTCACCTGTCACGTCGTCAACCAGGTCGTATTCGCCTGTGTACTCATTGGGATGCACGATTGTCATTGTTGCTTGTCCCTTGTCGATGCTACTCAGCGGTAGCGAATCCAACTAATCATGTCTCTTGTACAGGACCAATCATACTCACTCTCTAACACTTGTCAACAGTAGAACCGTACTAAAACACTACCGTTCGTCGGCTAGCAAGATAAACAGCGACCACGAGAGCATCACTACAGCGGCTTGTTGGCCCTGATGGCCTTGATAACGTGCACAGGATCAACGCTTAGAGCTTTCAACAGCGCTCTGGCCGGTCCTTGCGGCTCTCTCCTCCCCTGTTCCCAATTACGGACAGTGGACACAGGAACGTCTATGAGCTTGGCAAAGGATGCCTGGGATAGTCCTGTCCGCTCTCGAATGGAGCAGACATCCATCGCTCTTACGATGGCATCCATTTGGTGCATGCTCTCTACGAGCTTGCTAAAGAGCTTCTTGTCCATTGGTCCGCTTCGCTGCCTGGGAATGTGAGCAGCATTGTACGCCAATGGCTTAGTGCGTCAATGGCGCATAGCGGCCTTCACGGTAGTGCGCATTGGAGCGCTAGCGGAAAGACACCCAAAAAGAACCCCTCACATGGAGGGGCTTGGAGTGAATGCGAGCTGGAAGGGGGATTAGCTACCGAGAGGAGGATACCTACCCTGCATCCTCTCGATCCTTTCATTCTGCCGTATGGCACGCTCGTTAGCCTCTTCGGCCTTGAACGCCTTGAAGTACCAGCCGTTGAACTCACGGAGCGCATTGAATGCCCGACTGTAGCCGGCGCTTGCGCTCTTCCACGCCGGTGTAGCTTTCACGGAGTCAGGTGTTAGCCCAACGGCATTCCAAAAGAGACACAGCACTATAGAGACCAGTATAGACAGCCGTACTACTGTTGCACTAGCTGCAGATGTGCAGATCGCTCCTACAGCGTGCTAAGGACTACACCAGGCTTGTAACAGGGCTGTGGTAGGCATCCACCATGTGTTCTACCCTCCTCCAAATCCTCTAGCAGCCCTCTCGCAGCCCATGCCATTTCCCTTAACCCCCTGTAGACGCTCTTAAGCACAGAACCCAGGTAGTTAGATGCGATTCTAGCGGGCTAAGACATTGCTATGCCCCGGACTTCCTGTGTTCCTCACAGTGATGCTACTCAGCGTAAGCGATACCCAAATGCTATTGACAAGCCCATAAGTAGAACAGTTGTTTCATTTGTCATAACGTTGATTGCGTACTACAGGCCGACAGAGACAGCCCGTTGTGCTCATTACACAGGGTAGCCACGTACAGGCCAGTCAGCAGCCGTTTAGCTAGGCTTGAGGGCGGGGGTAGCAGTTGGGCTTGGACCTGTGGAAGTCGGGTGTGCCCCCTATACGTAGAGCAAACCTCAGCTCAAATCTCTCCCTGAACGGCTGTTCATCTATAGATATACGTGGCCTCTGCACCAAATCTATAGTTGCTCTACTCCCTTTCTGAGTATTCCTTGGACAAATGAGTTCTATTGTGTTATAATGGTAGGATACTGCTACTGTTCTACAGTGGCAGATAGGCAGTATTTGATATACGCGTTTGTGTGGGCGCTGACGCTGTTTCCTATGCTAGGCGCATACACCACAAAGGCATGGATACAGACGGGCCTTACAGAGCGTTCTACGCGGTCTGAGGGGCATTGTAGACAGTGACAACGGAGGAGTGATTTGGATAGCCGAGACTTGCCTTTGATACCGCTCGGATCGAAGGTCAACGGTGGGTACACGGTCGGGGCTGTGCTCTGGCTGGGAGAGCGGTATTACATGATGACCAAGGGTCGAGGTGACGTGGCGCTCATGCCTGCGGACAGCGTGGAGCTGGACACCCTAGAGGCTTCTGTTCCTTCTCGTTTGGGGGCTCCTTCGGATGATTAACGCGCTGAGATCAGTAGCCGAAGAACTGCGCCTTGAGGCTGACGAGAACATCGAAGGACAAAACTCTTGGCATCGAAGGCTCGCGTCCCGTATTGAGGCGGCTGTTGCCTCTGTGGCGTGGCAGCCAATCGAGACAGCCCCGAAGGACGGAACTTGGATATTGGCCGTAGCCCCTCAGAGTGTGTGCCCGCCAAAGCATCATGTTGTCAGGTGGACTAAGGGCGGCAATCTGGGCTGGTGGGGAGATTGGGGTGGTCACGAGTTCTTCGGATTCACCCAGTGGATGCACCTTCCACCGCATGCCTAAGCGGGAAGAGGACAAGCCTGGTTGGTTTGGCACCCAATACGAGCTGGAAGGAAAGACGTATGGGACGTGTCTGTGGGCTGAGAGTCTTGAAGAGGCTTTTGGGGTCGCTTCGCTGCGCAACATCGGGGAGACAGTGAGCGGCTATTGGTTTGCTCCCTTTGAGCTGCCTTCCAAGCTCTTGAGGAAGCGCACAGTGTCTCTAGAAGCCCTCCACGGAGCTGTCTTTGTAGGCTGGCTAGCATCGTGCGCAGGCGTAGCCGACTCCCAACAAATGCTCTCTGACACAGGCCTGATACATGAAATCATCCACTACATGCAATACGGCCCTATCAACTACCCAAAGAAGGAGCTAATCAATAGAATGAAAGCCTTAGAGGAGAAAGTACCGGGTTTGGTAGCTCTTCGATGAGTAGGACTGACAGGGATGTGATGAGGCCCGGCGACGAATGGCGGGTACTCACATGGGGAGACTGGGCAATCATGATCTCAGCAATTGCCATCGAAATCGCCTTGATCCTCACATTCGGTGTTTGACAAGTTCCTCGGGAAGCCCCCTCCCGTACAAAACATCGAAGAGCCCCCAAAAAGACCCGGAAGGCCCCGTAAGCCCGACTCAGAGCTGAAACAGCCTAGGAGAGACCCGGCCCGCTACTCCAAGATCACAGGCCGACTGCTTCCATCGAAGAGAAAACAAAAGCTAAAGCGCACCCACTACAAGATCAGACGGAAGTGGTGGAGAGATAAGAGACGAGAAGTCAGAGCCGCTACAGGCTTAGCCTACGAAAGACAGTACAACGCTACGCTCAGAAGGAAGTACATCCAGTCCCGCTCCATAGCCAAGCTCTACGCCAAGAGGAAGGGACTCGATCCCGACCAGTGGTACCAACTCACGTACGCACAGTGGGTGGTCTTGTGGGCTACCAGCTCTGACGTAGAGCACCCCACCAAGGGACGATTGAAAGCAGCGCAAGCGACATCCAACCCCATCTCCTGCCGCTGGAAAGACTGCACATGGGCCTCTCAGATCGACAAGGAGAAGCCTTGGATGGCAGGGAATGTGGTGATTAGGTGGAATGGAGCAGCATTGCCCAACAAGCTAAGTGCATGATATATAACACTACCACTATATCACTCTACTTATTTGCACCAACTTGGGGAACTTTCGTCGCTCTTTGTTGTTATAAAGGGGTCCGTGGTGAATCTTAGCCGGGACGCATGAGGCGAAGCAGAGCCTCCGTGCACAAGCGGTAACACGTTAATCCCCCGCTATTACTTTCACGGTGTCTGCCCCGTCGCAACAAGACAGACTGGCGCCCCGCGGCGAAACATCAACAAGTAACAACAAACATCACTCTGCGGAGTGAGGAGACAACATGGTAACAACCGAATATAGGGTGCGCCCTGTTCAACGTTACGTTCTCACCAAATACACCAGCACCACGTCAGACGACGCAGGCGTTGCCCTCGTCGGCGGCAGTCACCCCATCGGGGAGTTCGACAACCTTGAGCGTGCTCTCTCCGCCAAGGAAGCATTTGAGGCGATCCGTGAGTCTATTCCGGGCCACAAAGAACTATTCGCTGTGGTTGAACGTGGCTTCGACATTATCACCCAAGTCTTCTACGCCGACACGAAAGAATCGGCGGAAGCGCTCGCCAAAGAAATGTTCCAGAAGACCGGAAACGAGTGGCGAGTGTTCTACCCCGCATAACAAGCAACACCCCTCCCCAACACGGCGACAAGCAACTCTCCATGTCTACCCATCAAGCTCTCAGCGCTCTCATCACCCGCAACAAGGCGGTTGACGAATCCACCAACCGTCTGTCCCAGTTCCTCGTCCAGCGTTCAGTGCCGAACGTGGCACGCCTCACCACGGCGTTCACCGGCCCCGCTGCTGTTGATCTCGCGGTTGTCCCCGGCCTCCTCATCACCAACAGCGTCGGCTTCAACGGCGGTGCTGCTGTCGTTGGTGGGCGTACTTATTCGTTTCGAGCCTACCTGCCTTGCACCATCAACGGCACCTCGGGCGGAACGATTGACTGGTCGGGCGGCACCGCCACGATCTCGGCGTTCCAAGCCACGGGCCTCAATCACATCACGGCCACAGCGCCGAACTTGCTGAAGACCACCACGTTGGCCGGTCTCACGATGAACGCTGCCGCTGCATACACCCTCTCGGTTGTCGAAGGTGTGTTCACTGCGTCCAGCTCGGGCTCGTTTGGTCCGCGCCTCGCGACGTTCACAGGCACGGCTACCGCTCCGATCCTCGGTGCCGGTGCGTACCTCGAACTGACTGAAATCGCTTCGTAAGTATGACCACCTCGCACCAGGCTCTCGGTAAAGCCGTCCAGCAAACGCTCAGCAACGCCGAGGACCTGAAGCTCGCACGGACGCTGATTGAGCGCAGCACTCCCAACATCGTCTACAGCACTGCCGCCCAAGTCGTTACAGGAGAGACGCTTACAGCGAGCACCTTCCTCCTGCTGACTCTCGGCACGGGGTTCAATTCCAATGCCGCTTGCGTGGGAGGCCGGGCCTACATCCTGGACGCCTACCTGCCGTTCGGTGGCCTAGGCGGCGGTGGCGGTATCAAGGTTGACCTCGCGGCCGGCGATGTCCAGATAAGCAATGCGCAGTTCACGTACACGCAATGCACGTCCGATGATCCGTCTCTCGTCACTGTCACCAACACCAACTTGCTGAATACGCCTGTTGGGTCGGACAACGTGGACATCATCGTCACTCGTATCTCGGGTGTCTTTGTAGTAACAGGCGGTGGGTCCATTGGGGTTCGCTTCGCTGAGAACACCGCCACGGATTCCGCCACGCTGCTCGGCAGAGCCTATTTGTCTATCACGGAGATTGCTCAGTAATGTTCTATCTATTGGTTGCAGCCGCTGCACTGTGCGTTGTCTATCTGGGCATGAAGGCCCTTGGCTATAGCCCGAGTGCAGTGTGGAAAGCCGGCATCAAGTGGATAAAAGACACTTGGGCCAACTGGCAGAACTGATCGACTACGCCGCTTGGATAGTCGTCATTGCAATTGTAGTGACGGTGATTGTCTGGATTCGTATTCTTACAGGATTGTTCGGACTCTTAGGCAAGACCATCTGGAGACAATGATGACTGGAACTGGTAACGGCATCACGAAGACAGGCGGCAGTCCTGAGAAGGGCACCACCGACTGCATCGAACGCGACAGCTTCATCGAACGAGACGAAACATTCATGGGCTCTACGTCCAAAGGCGGTTAACAAGTTTCAACCTGAGTAGTGCGGCGTGGAAGGACACGCGGAAAACCCCGTTAATGTTGGGACGCCTTACGGCAAGGGACGCCATCCGTAAGGTCTGGGGCTAGAGAGACTGCACAGTCGGAATCGGTATCAAGCCCGATCACTACTCGGGAATCTTTTCAGCAACGCGACACCCCCCTTACGCTTGGGCAGACAAAGGATTGTCTGACAAAGAACAAATCGTCACCTTTGAGACCGGCCGGATGAAAAGCCCGTCTCTCTGAGTCCTCGCGGTACACGGCCCTCCTCTATCTCTCGCCGTTGCCGATTCGATTTGTCCCAAGCACCTTTTGTTGGCGCTCCGCTGCGCAGCATCCCTCCAGCCCCCACTGTCTAGTCGGGGCTTTAATTGTTTCAAATCTCCTTATGGAACATCCCGTTGCTGGCGAAGCGTTGAAAGCGACCCCTGTCGCTCTCTATGCCGCCGCCGATGCCGCTACCAGCTCTTTCAGTTTCACCATCCCTGAAATCATCAGCTATTTCACCTTGATCTACGCGACTGGTCTCGCGATTCAGACGCTCTGGAAGGGGTGCAAGTGGCTCCGAGAATATTGGGGCGAACGCCACATCAGACGCACCGAAAAGCGCCGTCGCAAGAGAACGTAATTTGGCTTCCCAGATTCGCTCCTTCGCAACGGGAGCAGGTAGTGCTCTAGCACTAGCAGCAACACTCGTCATGGCGTTCGAGGGGTACATCCCTATGACGTACCGTGATGCAGTCGGAATCAATACAGCCTGCTTTGGTCACACAGGGCCGGATGTAACACCAGGCAAGACATACACGAAAGAGGAATGCGACCGCCTTCTGCATGGCGACCTCCTCGAAGCCTACACAGCGGTTCAGCAGTGTGTCCGCGTTCCACTGAAACCCACACAGTCTGCTGCCCTGGTTTCGTTCACGTTTAACGTGGGCACCAATGCCTTCTGCGGATCGACGCTCGTAAAGCGCATCAACGCAGGAGAGCTTCCCGCAGCCTGCGCAGAAATCTCCCGCTGGCACTACGCACGCGGCATCAGTCTCCGAGGGCTCGTCAAGAGACGCGCAGCAGAACGTGCGCTCTGTGAATCAGCGTAGCGACTCCCACAACTAACAGCAGAACTCAATGGCAGTAAATCCCCGATACCTTTCTGAGTCTTTCGACGAAACAGCCGCGAGTGAAAACATCCTCCAAGCTCGTCATGTCTTCGAGAAGGGCAACCCGCTCTACGCGCTAGTCCACGTCTCCAACACCTTCACTGGCTCTGTGCAGCTTGAATGCTCCCCGCCTGATGCCGCCGCGTGGGTTGCTTGCGCTACGGCCATCACTGCCGCTGGCGCTGTCTCCGTTCTCATCCCCGCTGATGCTGACTACCGCTTCAACGTGACGATGGAATCGGGAGACATTGATTGCTTCATGGCTCTGCCGGCGTGATTTGGCTTGCAGCCACTCTTACATCAATCATAGGAATCGCAGCGATTGTAGCCGCATACAAGCGACGTGTAGTCAATGTCGCCACAGTTAACGAAGGCGTAGACGAGTTCTACGACTTCATCGGGGGCACTGCTCCTTTTCAGGAACTCGTCAGTGGTGGTGGCTCGATCGTTAGCACGGTCAGCCCAACCCAGCATCCCGGCTATTACCCCGGCGCTGTAGCCACTTCGATTACATCGGCCGCTGATAGTGCAGGTTTGTTGTCCTACGGGACAACCGAACTCCGCCTCGATCAGGGATCGTCCGACCTCCAAGCGAGGCTATCGGCGCAGCTCGATCCGTTCCCGATCAACACGGCCCTCTACAAACGTAAAGGCGGCTTCGGCTTCTTTGAGCGCAACGCCAACACGGACATCCGAGACGGCACTGCTCTCGGTGCCTATTTCTACTTCGATGGTGACACGTCGGGCAACTGGATTTGTAAGGTTGTCTCCGCCGCTGCCACGAACACGTTCATCACCACCCAGCCTGTTGAGTACGCTGATCTCTATCTGCGCATCATCGTCAACCCCGCGCAGACGTTCTTCTACGTCAACAACGTCCTCGTCTACACGGGGACACAGGGCGGCACCGCTCTAGCTGGAGTCTATTGCCAGTTTGGATTCCGCGAGTGGAAGACGGACAACGGCGCTGAAGTCGGCTCTTGCTACGACGCAATCAAGCTCCTTCAGAAGCTCGCCACTCCGCGCCAGTTCGCAGCCGTAACGTAATCGTGTGCCGACCAACCACGTTCAGGACCGCACCCTCCTCGCCGGTCTAACAAGATTTAAGACGTTTGCCCAAAGAGCTATTACGTGGCTTTCTGGTGGTGTTGCGACAGGTGATCCTGGTTCTGTCACTGAAGTTGATTTCAGCACCGGCCTCGCTGCTACACAGAATGGGAGCCGTCTCACCGTCGTCGCCTCGGGTGGCTCGGGAACGGTAACAAGCGTTGGGATCACAACCGGCTCCAGTGGCGTAGGAGTCTCCAACAGCCCGATCACCACCAGCGGCGACATTGACCTCGATCTCGGAACAGCAGCAGATCGCGATGTCCCCGCAGCAGGCGACGCCGGTCCTACAGAAGTAGTTCTCGGTAACGATTCGAGACTCGGCGGTGGCGGCTCCTCTCGTGTCATCGGCTTCGGAATCAACGGTGGCGGGATAGCCCTCACAGCAGGGCAGACCTCTCGCGCCGTGCGGGTCAAGGGCACAGGAACGATCTCGCTTTCGACGATCTTCCTCGATCCTGGTTCCGCAACAGCAGACTGCGTTGTAGACATTCTGACCAGCAACCTCGCCAACTACGACACCGGAACCTCGATCGTAGCTTCCGCCAACCCCACGCTCACTTCTGCAATCAAGGACGAAGACTCCACGTTGACAGGCTGGACGACAACAATCGTGGATGGAAATTTCTATTGGATGGAGATCGTATCGGTAACTGGCGTCACGTCGGTGACGGTCAACCTCGGGATTGATCCTTAGTCTTGGCCTACTCAACTTTCGTCAACTTCGCCAGTACTGATGTGGGAGCCCCCGTGCTCGCCACGGTGAACGGTTCTGGCGTCACATGGGCCCGCTGGATACTTGTCACGAAGGGCGGCTGGACAGAAATATTCACCGGAACGAACTCAGCCATATTTCAGATGCCTGGCGGCAATGGCCGCGTCATTCGTGTGGTGCATGACAGCGCCGTCTCCGGGTCCACCGCCAAGATGACAGTGCGCGCCGCCGCCAGCGCGAGCGGCATCAACACGCTGGTCCAGCCGTGGCCCCTCGTCGCGACTATCGCTGATGCGAACTCGACGTGGAGCATCGTTGCCGGCGCGGCCTACCAAGGTATCGTCACCGAAGAGTTCGTTAGCGTCATGGTCGCACGCGCGGCAAATACATGGACGCTCTGGAACTTCTTCGGCGACGCCGAACCAGTCGCTGCCGGAGACACGAACAACACGGTTATCCGCGTGATGAACAACCTCACGAACACGAGCGGCCTTGCGTGTCAGAACAGCCCGCCGAGTAACATTACTCTCGGATCGGTATCGCCGTTGTTCTTCGCGTACGCAACCTATGACGGCGCCACGTTGGCGCCTGTTCTCAATTGCCACAACCCCGGCGTGCAGAACGTTCTCGGGTCCTGCCTCAGCTATACGAACCCAGAAAAGATATCGAACCGCGTGCCATTCAACGAAATCTCACTCGGCGATCTCTACACGAACAACAGCGGCACATGGAATGCGACCAATGGGGCTGTGCGTCGCCTTGTCATACCCAACATGTGGCAGGGATTGACCAGCGGATTCCCCACCGGCTATTCGCAGCTCGACACGATCAACGGCCCGGTTGGTGGGTCGTCCCTCACGATGTTCAGCGGTCTTGGTGATATGACCTCAGCGTCTGGCGGCATGGTCTACATGCAGACCACGAACGACTGGGCGCTGCTGACATGAGTGCGCATACTGGTGGTTGGAGCATACGAACCTGTTTGCCGATCTACCGCGACAAGCAGACCCTTGCGGACGGCTCCGGATTATCTACATTTGCCGGCGCTCCCATTCTTCTCGCCAATGAACTCGGATACCCGCTCTACAACACCTACACGCTCGCCGATGGCTCTTGGACGTTCTGGGACATCAATGCAGTTGACGGAACCTATTACGCCTACACAGTCGCACTTGGTGAGGACTGGCGCATTGTCGTCACCAATCCCACGGCCGTAGTGACGCAGGTCCACTACGCTTCGCGCGCTTCGTCTCAGGCGTTCATAGGATGAGCGAAGAGAAGCGCGGCCCCGGTCGCCCCAAGAAAGAAGTCGAGAAAGACTTCAACGATCTCTCCGAGCCGGAGATGATCCTGTACCTCTACAAGAACGGTTGGACAGACTCTCAGGTCTGTGGCGACTTGCAGATGACCAAGGAAGAGTTCGACGAACGATTCAAGACGGACACGGAGTTTGCTCGCTGGATTTCATATGGCCGCATGCTCTGTCGTGCTTGGTGGGAAAACAAATACCGCGACTCGGCTGAAGGCGCGAAGCTCAATGCCCCGATGGTCAACTTCGCAATGAAGAACCTGTTCGGATGGGCGGAGAAGAGCGAGACCACGAACACAGACATCGCGCAGATCGGCGACATGTCCCGCGATGAGGCGATGCAGAAGCTCAGAGAACTGGGGCCAAAGATCGCAGACATCATTGAGATGAGGCCGAAGAAAACAGGGTAATGCTTCAAACCAACAAGGACCGTAAGGTCAGCGTCGAGGACCAAGGAAAGGTAGCTCGACTGCTCAGGAAGCTCGAATCCAAGCAGTCGAAGACGCTCACCACTAACCCAAAAGATTTGATGTATGCAGCGGCTCTCATCGAGCACTGTGACAAGCTGCAAGAGACTGGCGGGCATCTCTACAAGATATTCCAGCCCGGCCCACTCTCCATAGAGAACTACTCGCACCACAAGGCGTTCTTCGACGCCACTGCCACCCACAAAGAAGTGCTGTTTCGCGCCGCGAATCGGGTCGGCAAATCAGTTGCAGGCGCTTACGCCTCAACGTGCTGGACAACGGGCCGCTACCCCGAGTGGTGGAAAGGCCGCGTGTTCGACAAGCCTACGAAGGGATGGGTGTGTGGCGACACCAACGACACCGTACGGACGATCCTCCAAGAGAAATTGCTGGGGCAACCGTACGGAACTGGGCTGATCCCGAAAGAGAACATTCTCGACATCGTAGTGAGGCCGAACACGGGCGGCACGGTAGACACGATCTACATACGCCACACGCCGACGAAGAAAGTCTCACGAGTCAAATTCAAGACGTATCAATCCGGCGCTGAGTCGTTCTACGGCGATGACCCGGACTTCGGATGGATGGACGAAGAACCGAGCGGCAAGGATGCGCAGCTCATCTGGAACCAAATGTACATGCGTCTTCTGACCACCAACGGATCACTTCTCATCACGTTCACTCCGCTCCTTGGTTGGACACCGCTGGTCCGTAGCTTCTCCGAGACCGCAGTCGATTTGACGCCGCAAGATGACTGAACTGTTTACCGGACGAGCGCTCATCACAGCAGGAATGAAGCACGCCGCCCATCTTTCCAAAGCTCAGATCGACGAAGCCAGAGACAAGACGCCTCAGTATCTCCGCGCTGCGGTGATCGACGGCGACCCCACGATGGGCGCTGGCAACGTGTATCAAGTCGTCCGATCTGACGTTGAATACGACTACATCAGAGACTCCAAAGGAAAGTACATCGAAGTCCCTGCGCACTGGAAGCGCATCGGCGGTCTCGACGTAGGGTTCAACTGCACAGCGTTTCTCGCTGGTGCTTACGACGCAGATAGCGACATCGTCTACATAACCGACGAGTTCTTCTCACACAAGCAACCCCCCGCTGTCGTTGCCTCCGGTATCCGTCTTCGCAAAGGAGACAAGTACCCGATCATGACGGACTACGCGGGAACCGATCAGAGCGACGGTAAAAAGCTGATCGTTGAATACCGCAAGGAAAAGCTCGATTGCCGTCCCGCGGATAAAGCGGTTGAAGCAGGCACCCACGCCGTTTGGCACCGCCTCTCTACAGGTCGCTTGAGAGTCTTCAAGCACTGCACCGAGACCCTGCGCGAATACGAGCTGTATCAGCGCGACATCAACGGCCTCATCGTCAAAAAGAACGACCACGGAATGGACGCTATGCGCTACCTCGTGATGGGTCTCAAACAGGCCAAGCTCATTTACCAGACCGATAAGTCTCCTAGTCCGTTCAAGTACCGCTACAACTTCGCCGGAAGCTAATTTGAGTACGATTGCTACATCTCCCTCTGACGAAGAAATAGACGCGCTCGTTGCTGTCCTCAGCCCAGAGGATTTGGCGCGGCTAGAAGCGGAAGACGCCGAGTTCGAGGCGAAAGCGGCTGAAGAGAAAAAGCATCAGCTTGCGCTTTTGGCGAAAGAGATTGAGGGCAAGTTCAACGAAGATGCTGCTCAGCGCCAGCGCAAAGAGATCGAGTGGTATTGGGCAGAGCGCCTGACCCTCGGCTCCATGTGGAAGCTGTACAACCGCTGGGGGTCTAACGACAAACCGTTCGATGTCAAAACAGACATCACGGGTGACGACGACGAGAAGCCCGAGTTCAACATCGTCAAGCCGAAGCTCCGCATCGCTCAGTCTCAGTTGGAGATGATGCAGTTTGGTGCCGGCACGGACAAGAACTTCTCGATCAAAGCGAAGAAGCCTGCGCGTATGCAGGCTCAGATGAACTCCTCTGCTCCGCTGTTCCAGGCGGACGGACAGACCCCTATCGTCAATCCCGAGACCGGGCAGCCCATGACTATGGGCGAGGCTGTTGGTCTCAAGAACGCACAGGACGACGAACAAGCGCGTCAGATGGAAGAGACGTGCTGGTCGCAGATGCAGTCGGCCGGCTACGGCCAGAAGATGCGTCTGGGCTTTGCTGATCTCTCGACGTACGGCTCAGTGATTTACAAGGGGCCGATCAACTGCACTACGGGCAACAAAATCCGTATGCAGATGCAGCCGTCAGAAGGCCCCCCGATCTGGGTTACATCCTACTCCCAAGAGCGTAGGCCCGATTTCGAGCTGTGCAATCCGTGGCTGTTCTACCCAGACTATCGTGCTCTTACGATTGCGGAAGCCGAGCATGCCACCCTCCTCCATATCTACTCGCCGACACAGCTCAAGCTGCTCGCCGGTCAGGATGGCTTCGACAAGGCGGCAATCGCGGAGTGTCTGGCTCAGAAGCCGATTGGCGACTACTACCAAGCCTTCCGAGCGAGAGCTGTCCGCTTTGACAACACCAAGTTCCTAGAGAACAAATACGTGTGCCTTGAGTGGCACGGCACCGTCGGCATGAAGCAGTTGGGTGATCTCGGCATTGATCCGCCGTACGAGAACCCGTTCGACATGTACAAGGCCGAGGTGTGGGTTTGCCAAGGCCGTGTGATCTACGCATGCCTTGAGATGCTGGAAGCAGAGCTTTGCCTGCCCTTCGCTCTCAACGTGTGGGAGCCTGACCCCTCTTCGATGTTCGGCTTCGGCGCGATCCTGCTCCGCGACGCGCAGCGTGTCGTGAACATGACGTACAAGATGGTCCTGGACAACGCCGGTCTCTGTGCTCTGCCTCAGGTCGCCATCGACCGCGAAGGCATCGAGCCTCAGAGCGGCAAGCCCGAGATTACGCCGGGCCAGGTGTGGAACAAAACTGAGAACGGAATGGGACGGCCGATCGGTGAAATGATCGAGTTCTTCTACGTTCCCGACAATCTCCAGATGCTCACGTCTGTCATGAACATGGCGCGAGAGTTCGGAGACGAAGAGTCTGGTACGCCGCTGATCGCTGGTGGCATGGGCGACCCTCAGGTGGGCGACACGGGCGCTACCGGCATGGCAATGATCATGCAGGCGAGCACAAGCGTCCTAAGCAGCAAAGCGCGCCAATGGGACGACAAGATCACTGGTCCGGTGGTCAACTGGTTCTACGAATGGAACATGCAGTATTCGTCCAAGGAAGAGATCAAGGGCGACTACGACGTAGACGTTCAGACCTCGACCGCCTATCTCAACAAGGTGATACAGCAACGCGACCTTGAAAGGCTCTGTGTCGAATACGCGCAGAACCCGGAGGTCCAGAAGCGCATCCGTGGCAATGAGCTGTATCGCGCCCGCTTCTCTGCGATGAACATCCCGTTTGACTCTCTCGTCCGTTCGGAAGAGGAAGTCAAGCAGATTGAGATGCAGCAGGCCGAAGCTGCCAAGAACAACCCCGATCCGGCTTCCCTGAAAGCACAGGCCGACCTGATCAACGCCAACGCTCACGCGCAAGACGTTCAGAACGACGCCAAGAAGCTGGAGTTTGACGCCCATCAGGGCTTGGTGAACGCGGAGGCTGAGCGAGAGAACAACCTCGCCAACTACCAGACGCGCAACAACGAAGCGACAGCGCGTGCCATCGAGGCCAAGACCGAAGAGAACATCGCGATCATGTCTCTCGCGGCCAAGGACAAGCAAGAAGCCAGCAAACTCGTCGCCGAGCTGGACATCCACGACTCGACACAGCTCTCCGAGCAGTTCACGGCCGGTGTCCTCGCACAGCAGGGACAGAAGAAGCTGGAGCTGGAAGAGCGGAAGGTCAAGGCGACTGAGGACGAAATAGCCCTCGCCAAGAAGACCGGGAGCGGAATTTGATCGACTCTCTCGGCAAAGACTGGCTGGAGATTACGGCCGAACTGGACAAGCTGACCACGGCCGCTCACAAAGCTCTGAGGGCCGGCGATCGCGGTAACGCACACAACGATTTGACAGCAACGTGGTTTGCCAGAGGGCAGATCGACATTCTGGAGCGCATAAGGAAGCTCCCTGATAAAACCAACCTACAACAGGATTAACACTTGAGCACGGAAGCAGCAGAAGTTAACGGTTACGGATTGACCGACGAAGAGACAAGAGAAGCGCGGAACTTTGCCAAGCAGTACCTCAAAGGTGAAGACCCCGCTCCCATCGAAGTAGAAGCTCCCCCTGAGAAGGCGGAGGAAGAGATTGAAACTGCGGCGGAAGTCGTAGTCGAGAAACAGCCGGGAACAGCCGAAGGCGAAGCCCCCGCTAAAGAAACAGAAGTAGTAGAAGAAGCCGACCCTCTCGCCGGATTGCCAGAGGAAACCCGAGTCAAGATTCAGGAAATCCTGGCTGCTCGGGAAAAGGAAGCGAAAGACCTCCAGCACAAAGAGTCATCGTCTCGTGGTCGATTGTCAGCTTTCCAACGTCAAGCCTCGGAAGAACGCACCAAGCGACTGGAACTCGAAGCCAAGCTCGCCGGCCTTCAGACCAAGGAAGCACCCAAGCCGTTAAAGGAATCCGCCACCACTCCGCGTCTAAAGGAGCTGGCTGAGAATGACCCGGCTTACCTAGAAGCTCTCGATGAGTTCCGCACCCTGCAACGAAAGGAGTGGGAAGAGGAACTGAAGGTTCGTGACGCCAAACTAGACGGATACACACAACTCCAAGAACAGACTCGTCAAGAGGAATACCACAACCAGTTTGTTGAAAAGCTGGATTCCGAATTCGAGAACTGGAGGGAGGTCGTCTACAAGGTTGACGACAAGGGCGTGATACAGGTCAACGAGAAGAAGGAACCCATCTTCTCTGACGGCTACGCCCACTTCATCACTGATCAGCCTCCTGCCGTACAGAAAGCCATTCTCAATGTAGAGAGTCCAGACGATGCACTCTGGGCCATTCGGCAGTACGAGCAGTGGGGTAAGAGCAAAGGCTTCATCAAGACAGAGGACGCGACCGCAAAGGTCCCCAACCCTCAAGCCGATGCGATCAAGAATAAACGAGAGCAAGACCTAAAGAAGACTTCGGTTCCCAAGTCGAGTTCGACTCCCCTTGCCGTCAACACTCCGTTTGATCCGAGTGATGAGAAGGCAGTGGAGCGTCTGAGACGGGCAGCTCGCGAGTCAATTCTTAAGGGAGATTTGACAATCTTCAACAACGCTCGATAGCACAAGAAACAGCGCTAGCGACATCCCACAACCACAAGAGACAAGTAACAAATGACTCAGCTAGTCAATACCTACGGTGGTATTGGTTCGCGTACGAACGTCTTTGCAGACGAGAAGTTCCTTAGCCATGCGCTTCCGCAGTTGGTTCTGGAACGGTACGCAACCGTCAAGCCACTTCCGAAAAACAAGACCCTGACGATCGTCTTCCGTCGCTCGATTCCGTTCGACGTTACCGACGTTCCGCTTCAGGAAGGTGTAACCCCCACCCCGCTCGGCATGCAGTTTGAAGATGTCCGCGCCACGATGAAAGAGTACGGCGACTGGGTTCAGATCAGCAACATCATCGCTGATACCCACGAAGACCCGGTGCTTAGTGAAGCTACCGAACTGCTCGGCGAAAAGGCCGGTCAGACTCGTGAGCTGATCAACTGGGGCAACTTCCGCTCCGGCACTTCCATCTTCTACGCTTCGACGGCTGCGTCTCCGACGCTGCGCACTGACGTTAACGCTCCGATTAACCTCTCGCTGATCCGCAAGGTTGAGACGTTCCTCGACGGCCAGTACGCCAAGCGCATCACGAAGATGATCAACCCGTCTTCGGACTACGGCACCACAGCCGTTCCGGAAGGTTACGTTGCTATCGGCCACACCGATCAGCGCGGCGACCTGTACGACATCCCCGGCTTCCGTCGCAAGGAACTGTATGCGTCGGGTAGTCCGGAACCGAACGAAGTTGGTTCGGCTGATGGACTGCGCTTCGTCATCTCGGCGTTCCTCAAGCCCCTGCCTGGTGCTGGTTCGGCCACGCTCAACGGTATGCGCAGCACCAACAGCGCCGTTGACGTGTATTCGACCATCGTCTTTGGTCAGGAAGCAATCGGCACGGTGCCTCTCAAGGGCATGAACGAAGCAATGATCAAGGTCCGCAATCCGGGCCAGATCGACTCCGGCGATCCGCTGGGTCAGCGTGGCTTCGTGTCGTACCGCATGTACCACACCTCTCTGATCCTCAACCAGAACTGGATTTCGAGAATTGAGGCGGGAGCGACGGCGTAATGGCTACCTTCAAATGTGATCTCGTAAAGAACCGGGATCGTGTCAACTGTGTCAACCACGGCTTTCACGTTCCTTTTGTTGCCACTGTCACCATTCCGGCAGGCACCGTT